TTTGGTCTGGATTTCTTGGAGGATTACTTAGACCTGGTAAAAATTCTCCTAATGGACTTGCTCCTAGCAAATTACCTGCTAGTCTTCTTGCCAAAGGATTCTTTATACCACCAATTTTCTGGTTGGCTAAATTTCCTAAATAACCCTTTGCAATATTTTTTAAAAAGTCCATATATTCATCCTAATACTTCTATTTATCAGTTTAATTAAAGCATGTTATAATAATTCCTATAAACTTTTCCAGTTTTTAGTAATTCTGGTAAATATTAATTGACAATACACAGGTAATGTGTATAATAACACAATATAAATGAACGATAATTTTGAGGAGAGTTATTAATGGCACAGCCTAAAAAAGTAAACTATCTTAATAATAAAGATATTCTAAAAGAAATTCACAAAAGCAAAATGACTTACTGCTGGTTAGCAGATGAAAAGTATCATGGTTTTGATATTATACTGGAAGATGTAAAAAAGATTAACAGAAATAGTATAAAAGCCGCAAGAGAAAATAAAGCCGCAAGAATGCAGTATGATGCATATCAGGCCGCAATGGCAGAACATGACCCTAAAGATTACAGAAACAAACCTAAACAAAAAGAGTTTGCTGTAGATCCTAAAAGCATAGACAAGGAAGATTTAATTTTCCGTGTAATGACTATGGAACATATTCCACTCGAGCCAGGCAGAAAAAAGAATCCTAGGAACGAAGCAGAAACAAAAGCAAAAGTAAACTTCCCTCCATTTAAGCATTATGCTTATGTTGGTGATGAAGTAAAAGAAGTATCCAGAAGTCATTGGGAAGGTGGATTAAGTAATGGACACTTTAATCCAGAACACGGAAAGATCACAAACAAACTAGGAACTATGTTTTTAAAACTAGTTGAAAGATATTCACACAGAGGTAACTGGAGAGGATATACTTATGTAGACGAAATGCGTGGACAAGCATTACTGCAATTAAGTTATATTGGACTACAGTTTAATGAGCAAAAATCAGACAATCCATTTGCTTATTACACAGCCGCCGTTAATAATAGTTTTACAAGAGTACTTAACTTGGAAAAAAGAAACCAAACAATCAGAGATGATATCCTGATTGAGCAGGGACATTTACCAAGTTATGGAAGGCAGATTCAACATCAAAACGAACTGCGTGAGCTTAGAGAAGCCGCAGAACGAAGCCAAAATTCAGATATTAACGATTAATTTTTATGAGCCAACTGTTTAAAACAGCGGCTTGCTTTACAGATATACATTACGGATTAAAGCAGAACAGCCGTTTACATATACAAGACTGCCACAGGTACATAGACTGGTTTATTGCTGAAGCAAAGGCCAGAAATGCGGAAACCTGTATATTCCTTGGTGATTGGAATCATCACAGAGCAAGTATTAGTGTTGCGACTATGAATGCGTCTATTCAAGACTTTAAAAAACTAAATGATGCATTTGAAACTGTTTACTTTATAACAGGCAACCATGACTTATATTATAAAGACAAACGTGAACTTAACAGTATAGAATATGCCAGAGACCTGTCTAACTTTGTAATGGTGGATGAGCATTTCCTTCAAGATGATGTTGCAATTATACCTTGGCTTGTTGGCGATGAATACAAACAAGTTGCAAAGATGCAAGTTAAGTATATGTTTGGACATTTTGAATTACCATACTTTAAAATGAATGCAATGGTAGAGATGCCTGATCACGGTGGCGGTATAAACGACAAAATGCTAGGCGGTCCAGAGTATGTGTTTAGTGGTCACTTTCACAAAAGACAGTTTAAAAATAATATTCATTATATTGGAAATGCTTTCCCACACAATTACGCAGATGTAGACGACAATGAACGTGGTGCAATGTTCTTAACATGGGGAGAAGAGCCGCAATATGTAAACTGGTCAGAGTGCCCAAAATATAAAAGATTTACATTAAAAGAACTTTTAGATAACCATCAAAATTTATTAGATGAATACACTTATGCCAGAGTATCTCTAGACGTAAGTATTAGTTATGAAGAAGCAAACTTTGTAAGAGAAAAATTTGCAGAGCAATATGGAGTAAGAGAACTACAACTTATTCCAATAAAAGAAGAAGAAGAATTTGAAGGCGGTGAAATACAATTTGAAAGTGTAGATCAAATTGTACTAGCCCAACTAGATACTATAGACAGTAATACAATATCTAAAGAAGTACTAGTTGACATATATAACAGCATAGAAACCCAATAATGTTAAAGATTAAAAACGTATCAGCGAAGAATTTTATGAGTGTTGGTAACAACACACAGGCAGTTAATTTTGATAACTGCCAACTCACACTTGTACTAGGTCATAACTTAGACATGGGCGGAGACGGTAGCAGAAATGGTACAGGTAAAACTACAATTATTAATGCTCTCAGTTATGCTCTTTATGGAGATGCCTTAACTAATATCAGAAAAGACAACCTAATTAACAAAACAAATGGCAAAGGAATGATTACCTCTGTGGAGTTTGAGATACAAGGTAAACAATACAGAATAGAACGTGGAAGAAGACCTAATATTTTAAAACTTTATATAGACGGAGAAGATGCTGTTAGTGAGGAACAACAAGGCGACAGCAGAGAGACACAGAAAGAAATAGAAAAGATTATAGGCTTCCCACATAATATGTTTAAGCATTTAATTGCATTAAACACCTATACTGAACCGTTCTTGAGTATGAAAAACAATGATCAAAAGGATATGATTGAGCAGTTATTGGGTATTACAGAACTATCACAAAAAGCAGAAATATTAAAAGAGCGACAAAAAGTTACTAGAGATAGTATAAAAGAAGAAGAAATAACCATAAATGCTATTAATAAAAGTAATGAAAGAATAGAAAAAAACATTCAGGAAATAGAAAGTCGTAGCAGAGCATGGCAAAGTAATAAAGATGCAAAAATTACAGAACTAGGAACACAAATAATTGACATGGAAAAACTTGATATTGATCAAGAATTAAACAATCATAAAACCATAGTTGAAGTAAAAGAAAAACTAGCAAACAAACAGACATTAGATACTGAATTAAAAAGATTGGAAACCAGTGTAAACAGGAGTTCAGAAAAACTACTACGTTTAGAAAAAGATTTAGAGAGTGCAAAAGCAGGTGTTTGCCCAGCATGTGAACAACCTACTGCTCATTTAGACACACATGAACAATACACAAAAGAAGTAGAAGAAAATATAGCAACTGAACATTTATACTTTGCAGAATTAGAGCAACGTAATAAAGAAATACAAACAGGGCTAGAGCAGTTTGATGATATACCAGAAATGCCTGTAACATCATATAGCACATTAGAACAAGCATTGCAACATAAACATAATTTAGATACTATGCGTTCTCAACTAGAAGAAAAAGTAAACGAAGAAAATCCTTATATAGATCAAATAGAAAGTCTTAAAACATCTGGATTACAAGAAATTAGTTTTGAGGTTATGAACGAGCTAACTCATTTACAAGAGCACCAAGACTTTTTATATAAGTTGCTAACAAGTAAAGACAGTTTTATTCGTAAAAAGATTATTGATCAAAATATTGCATATCTTAATCACAGACTATCTTACTACTTGGAAAAACTTGGCTTACCACATGAGGTTAAATTTGCAAGTGATTTAGGAGTAGAGATTACAGAATATGGCAGAGATTTAGACTTTGATAATTTAAGTCGTGGAGAACGTAACAGACTTATACTTGGTTTAAGTTGGGCATTCAGAGACATATATGAAAGTTTAAACAGACCTATGAATCTAATGTGTATTGACGAACTTGTTGATAGTGGTATGGATAGTATGGGTGTAGAGAATGCATTAGCAGTACTGAAAAAAATGCATCGTGAACAAGGCAAAAACATCATGTTAATATCTCACAAAGAAGAACTAATAGGTCGTGTAAACAACGTATTAACTGTAGTAAAAGAAGGCGGCTTTACAAGTTATAATACCGACACTGAGTATGTTGGTTGATATCCATTTAGGGTACAATAAAGATTATACCCTTACTTACGAACTTTTTGATAATCGTGTTGCTAAACGTATATGGGAACGTTTCCAGGAAACTGAATTCGACTATGTAAGCAGAACACAGTTTTATAACTTTGGTGAAACTGAAGAAGATGTAAAAGCTCGTTTAGATGAATCCATACAAAAAATTAAAGAACTAGACCCAGATATGCCTTTAGATTGGTTAAACGATCTAAATAAACTTCATACTGCCTTTCCTGACAATGTAAAGCAGAGTACCGGTGAACTAAATTACTGGTGGAGTATGTTCAATTATCATTTACATCATCTAGAGGATATCACAAGATACCAAAACAAACGATTTTTATTTTGCTCACAAGATCAAGGAGAGCCGTTACTGGATGAAGACTATGATCTTTTTTCTCCCACAAGGCTTACAAATCATTTGTATATGAATTACCCACATGTGGGCAAACACATAATGGAATTAGCAATAGATAATGATGTGGATATACCCGCACATCATATAGTGCCTACATCAATACTAAAGAATGACTTTGTTGCCTGGTTTGGTAGAAGTGTATTTGTGGATAATCCAGAAAAAGTTGTAAAGGACATCAAGAGATGGTGTGTTAAAATTAACAGCAAACTGCCTTATCCAATAGACGACAAAAGACTTGCTATAGGACACCTTCCATTAGGCAAATTAACACACGAACCAGATTTAGACACTATAGCAAACAACCAATATTTTCATAGTGTAACATGTTATTAGGTCCTTCGGACCTTTTAAGTCTTCGTTAATTCGTTTCGTTTCACTCAACTCACTTACTCGACTTAAATTTACTCCGTTATCACGAAGGTAGGAGTCATAATTCTCCTATACAGGAGAATATGTCATCACGATGGGTCATCGTCATCGTAAACTCGGGTGCTATTAGGAACCAGTGAGCCTTCTGTCCCCATACACTACCGTCTCATCTCACGGAAACACTATAACCTAGTTACGTTTAGTTATACTGCTTGTAGGTTGCTTTTTCTCATTGCCTACATCCTTTTAATACTGATTGTCGTGTGTTTGTATCTTGTCCGCTATACATCTCTAAATCTCGCACCAGGATTACTGGATTGTCGAAGAGCCCGATTTTATGTGCCTCGGTTGGGGCCGGTGTATAGTCCTATGTGTGCCTGTGTTGTGCCTTGATGTGAATTGTGTTCTAACTTGCGTTTTAACACACCTACTTATAAGGTCTTTAAGGCCTCTTTAAGGATTTTTGAACCACCTACTCTGACGTTAATGATTCCGTTATAATAGTCATCAGTTTCAAGTACTCGCCTCTCGAATTGCTCTCGGGCTTCTATGTAACTTGCTACTCCTCTACTAGGGCAATAGTACAATATTTCTCTACGAAACTTATCCTCTCCTAGCTCTACAACATCATTGTTTAAATGATCACTACTACCCCAATAAGTACGCCAGTCACTTTCTTTGTAACCACGTCTTTTGTTCTTTTTTCCTTTTAATGGGGGCTTAGTTGTTTTGAATTTGGCTAACTTTTTGCCGACATACTTTTTGTCGTTAGTTAGGTTTGTTATTAAGTACACAAATGCTTCACAGTCTTCAGGTAATTCTGTAACTTCTTTATTATTATAGTACCAACTCATTATAGGTCTTCAGTGCCTTGCTTACCGTTTTTCTTTTTAACATAATTATTTAAAACTTTAATAAATTTATTTCTTTCCATAGGACTCATTAACCAAACTTCACCGTATGATATTTTACCTTCAGAATAGATTACCATCTCCATTATATTAGTAATTAATGCCTCTGACTCTTTTTTGAGCTTCTCTAGATACCCGAGAATTTCTTCGGGTTCGGCTCTTCCTAGGAAGCCGTGAAAAAATTTACAGGGTCAAAATTAATGCCTGCTTCGAACTCGTTAGGTC